ACATGTTCTTTTAGTATACTACCAGCAAAAGGACGGAAGAATTCTCTATGTTTCACACTGTTAACATGATCTCTACCATCAGGATCTCTAGGGTCATAAAGGAAGGAACGATTACCAAGTGCTCTTGGTCCTGCCTCAGATCTACCTTGGAATAGTGCAACAATATTCTTGTCTGTAATAAGTTTAACAACATCTGCATGTGTTGCATCTTCAATAGTTGCACCATACTTTTCACCAATCACATCAATTTCCTCCGTAGTGTAATGATATTCAGGACCGAGATAAAGATTTTTGAGAGGTCTCTTCTTAGTATCGTTCTTATTAACTCTATGATGCCATAGTAATGCTGCCCCTAATGCAGTACCAGAATCATTACTAATTGGTTCGACAAATAGATTGATGCCCTCATCCTTTAACTCATTAAGGTAATAATAATTTGCTATAACATTTAATCCATATCCACCAGACAATACTACATTCTTATTACCTGTCATTCTAACAGCTTTACGAATTAAATTCAACACCTGTGCTTGAGTTTCATTTTGAATCTTCCAAGCAGCATCCTTTCTATTCTCAAGTTCAAAAAGATATACATCCTTCTCACCCAAGTCCATAACCTCTGGAATCATATGCCTATTATAAATTGTTCCATTAGGATAGAATGGTGAGAAAGAATTTCTACAAGCACTTTGCATCTCAGATATACCATCATCACGGAAGAATGGTGGTAGATACTCAGGGTTCTTACCATATGGAGCAAGACCCATAACTTTTCCTGCTTCAATAGCAGGGAAACCACAATACTCTGTGATAGCTTCGTATGTTTTTACAATACCAGCAGAAGGAGTTGCATATAATTCATGATGATCATTCTCTGGAGTTTCATATCTCTCTAGAATTCCATACCCATCCCAGAATCCAGAATCAAATCTATGATAGAAACAAACTGGACTAGCAAACTTAGTTCCTATATGTTTATATTTTGTGTCAATAATATCAGGATAAGAACAATCAAATATAGTTTCTGTCTCCCAATAATCTTCAGTAAATTTTTCTATACTACCAAACTTACACCAAGATCCTGCACCATCAACAATAACTGCTGTTGCAGTATCAAATCCTGAATTATAGAAAGCTGTAGCAGCATGTAATCTATGGTGGATCTGACCCATATCAATGACATTATCTGGCCAAGTTCCAAACTCTGCAGTGTCTTTAAGTAAACCAAACTTTCGTGCAAGACCATAGTATTGATCATTACCACAGTAGTCCATCTTAAAACCATGCTGACTCATCCTAGTGGTATGAGCAATCAAAAAGTAATCAAGCTTGTCTGTATACTCTTTGATCTTACATATGGTTGCTAATGGAGCACCATCATACTTTACTCTCGTAAGTCTCTCTTCTTCTAAATTAAATACAACTTCACCATCTTTAAGGAGACAACATCCACCGTTATGTCCTCTAGTAATAGCAGCAATCCATTGTGTCATGATCCAAATCCTCTAGGGTTATGTGCTGGATTATCACAGCATTTTTTAGGTTCTTGTTTCTTCTTAAGTTTTTCGGGATCAACCTTACGGTATACAGCTTTACCTAATCTCTTTCTACAACTATCAATAACATTCTTAACATCTTCTTTAGTCATAGTCATAGACTCATCATTCTCCATGTCCTGCTGATCCTCACCAGTCATACGCAAAGGAGAATATGTTCTGTTACCGTCACCAATATCAAAGATATCAAATGATGGTTCATTTGGATATGATATATTAATAGGGAATGTCGAACCAATAACAACTGTTGCTGATGTATCAACAGACCTAGCAATATGTTGACCAACACTATCACATCCTAAGAAATGATCAGCATGTCCTATCAACGCTGCCCATAATCTAATGTCAGGTACTTGTGGTATAGCATGATTATTCTTTTTATCTCCTGCTTCAATATCAAAAGGAAACTCACTCATCACTATAACAGCATAATCTTTCTTAAGATCATTAATAATTGTAGATACATCACTTACATTCAAACTTCTTGAGGTTGGATCATATATGTACCCATCAGTATTCATTACACCTCTACCAAATGGTTGAATAACAATTGACTTTTCTTTACCTAGTTGATCTTTAATACTTTCAATAGTTTGTAGTGCTGATATACCTTCTGTCTTAGTAACTTTAATATTAGGTGCAGGTAATTCTCTTGGTTCTTCTAATCCATTAATCTCTATATCAAATGCCTGTGCAAGACTACATTTCTGATTATAATAATGCCAAATTCTATATGGTTCTGGTGTTACACAATCACGCATCTTAAGTTTGTCTTCAAACAAACCCTTGTGCCAGAAGTCATAAGCATGTTTATGTAAGACAGGATGTGCCTTGTAAAAGTTCATCCCTCCTTCTGCTACGATAATAAAATCGTCATGGGTTTCTGCATATTTTTCAAATGCAGGGATGGAGCAAATAACTCTGCCAGCTCCACCATTAATAAAGAATGCCTTAGATCTCATAATATTCTATCAACAAGTTATATAGTCACATAAAGAGAACCTGATTTATTCTATCGTAGTCGGTAAACATACCAAGGTCTACATTCTGACTATGTAATGTCTGTGATTCGTATAATGCCATCCTATTATACACCATTTCAAACTCATGTTCAACCTTCCACTGTTGATTATGGTTCAATGACCAATGAATGTGCTCAAAGATTTCTTCATTAGTCATAGTTTCTTGTGGTCTTGACGGAAAAGGAATACCAGTTGGTCCTTTCATAGCCAAAGACATCTCACCATCATAACTCCAAAGGTTTGTGCCACCAGCACATTCCTCTGGAGTATTTAAATATATCACAGCTGCAAATTGAGTATGTAAAGGTGGCATTTGTAATCTATAGGCATCCTGATGAGGAATAATTCCCATAGGTTTATCTGCCAATGTCTTATCATTGATAACATTACATATAAATGCACACTTTTGCCACTCGGCTTGGAACCATTGTTTATTCTGCCACTTACCACCACCCCATATATTAGTATCAAAACATAAATCCTCAAAGAGAGGATATAATTTCTTTCTTACTTCATCAGTCTCAATAAAAACCCTATGACCAGGCATATATGATAACAATGCTGGATCAGTTTTCTTTTTTGACTCCAAACACAACTGTCTAACAGCATCTGGATCCTTATAAAAATTATCTATAACTACTACTGATTTCTTTTGTGGTCCTATATTCTGTTGTATTTTAACCTCTAGGTCATCATTAAGTTCAAACATTTTTTAAAATCCTGTAGGTCAAAAAAAATTCGGGAAAAATTTTCCCGAATTCTGGTAAATGAAAAGTGAATTTCGTTTCGGGTCTCTAAAGATAAGGACTCTCGTTAGGTAGTACTCCGATGTCAGGCTCACCTGCTAGTTTCTTTGCTTTAAGTTCAGCATCCTTTGCAACGATATCAGGGTCACGAGGCCATACAATCAAGTGTGTTGCAGTACCAATACCTGCCCAGTCTGCAGGAATATTCCTTAACTTAGTACGATAATCTTTCCATGCAGTCTTGAATGACTCTGGTGCATCCTCAGGAATTCTACTGTCAGACATATGGAGCAATGCATTTCGCTCTCGTCTTACCCAATCCCATCCCCAAATTTCTTCGTTTTGTTCAATTGCAGGATCATTATCAGGATTCTGTTCAGCAGAGAACTTAGGAGTCTTCCATCCACCTGCACCTGAGTTAAGAGTTGGATCCCATCCAAAACTACCCATATCATATACTTCTTGGAAGTGTGCAGGGTCTTGGATCCAAGGGTTTGGATCTGATGAAGGACCACATACAACTTCAATAAATTCTGGACCTGCTACACCACCAAATAATGCTGCAGCTATTTCTGGATGCTCATCTGCATCTAGATCTACAGTGTAGATATTTAAAGGAAGAGTTTCTGGATAATCTGATTTAGATGGATCTATTGTATCAAAAATTTGATCAGTCTTTTCACCATTCTCATCTAGTTCCAGCCAAACCTTAAGGTTTTTAGGACCGATGTAAGTTGCGACACCTACATTAGCGTCGTCTTGTTCTTGTCCCAGCCAATCTGTTGGAACTGGGAATATAAAAGTTTTGTTTACTTGTGCAGCCATGGTTTGTTCAGGTTTACTCCTTCTTTGTTATTTATTATGACCAGTAGGTTACTACAACTAGACCAGCAGCACCGAAACTTCCCCAACAGTTTGATCCTTCTGTACCAGCAGTGAATCCACCGCCGCCTGGGAATAATGAGTGACCGTAGCAACAACCAACAGCATTACCTGTACCACACTTAGAGCGACCTCTAACAAAGGATGAACCCCAAGGTCCAGGACCACCACTAGCAATAGGATAGTGTTCTGTATTACAGTACTGGTTAGCAGAGTCAGCACCATTCATACCACCGAGAGCGAAGTCCCAGTTACCACAAACACATGCCATTCTTTCACTATAGCACCAAGCACACTGAGTATTCATCTTACAAGTATAGCACCATGAAGCACACTTATGGTGACCCCAACCTCCTCCTGTTGCACAGAAGTTATTCAGTCCAGAACCCTGTACATAAGTTGTACAACCACAGAATCCACAACCATATCTACCAGTACAGCATCCACAACATGAACATCTAGTTGATGCAGCAGCACAAATAGTATATGCTGAACTACCTGGTGTAAAGTCTCCTTTATGTGCGTGAAGTGTCTTAACACCATAAGCACCAGAACCACCTGGGTGGTAACCACCAGTACAGCAACGACCAGGACCACCTGATCCTCCACCACTCATAATCTCAAACTTAATAGTCAGTGCCTTTGCAGGTACTGTCCAGTAATAGCAACAACCTCCGTTCTGAGAACCCCAATAGTTGCAGTTGTAATAAAAATCTTGATCAACCACAGCAGTAGAGAATCCACTAACCTGTGCTGGACCTAGCGAGTTCGCTATGACCGCCTGGTCACCCTGCAATTTTTTATATGTTTGATAATTAGCCATTGCCTATACTCTGTGGTATTAGTATTTAGAAAAAGATATAACAAAAAGGGAGTGATACACACTCCCGTGATAAATTAGATGGTAATAATTCTCCATCCTTGTGAACCATCGTAGAATACGAGTTCAAATGCAGCACCTTCAGTATTAATTGTTAGATCAGCAGCGTCACCCATGATTGGGTTACCGTTTCTAGCAATCGTTAATGCACTAGAATCAAATGTCTTGGCGACATCAAAGATTCTGACGCTATCACCCTTCGCAGGTGATCCAGGTAGAGTAACAGTAAATGCACCACCGTTTGTATTACAGAATGCTTGCTCTCTGTTCTTGAGAGTAGTACCGTTACCAGATATATCTACATTAGAGTATGCACCTAGAGGTAACCACCCTGTACCATTGTAGAATTCAAATCCATTTGCGTCAGTGTCATAGCGTAGACCACCTTCTAGTAGATTACTACCAGTAGGTCTTCCTGCCTGTGTTCCACGAGGAGGAACCATGATACCAGATGTGGCATCCATGTTACCTCTTGTTAAG